GGCTAAATCATGCGCAACAAAATCAGATGCAAAGATGATTGCAAAAAAAGAAGTTAAAGGACATGAATCATCAATGCACAAAATGAAAAAAGGCGGCATCGTAGAAAAAGGTACAGGCGAGAAATATAAGTCTAAAGCTGCTATGATAAAACACGAGAAAAAAGAAACTAAAGCCGAAGAAATGAAAGAACACAAAATGAAAAAAGGTGGTATGTGTGGCTATGCTTCTGGTGGCAAAGTATCTCAACTAGCTAAAGCTAATGGAATTGCTAAACAAGGCAAAACTAGAGGCAAGATTATTTAAGGAGTTTATTATGGCAGTCATCGAGAAAATTAAAAAGTTTGTTAAGGATATTACTCCTCCAAATGGCGAACAAAAAGCTAAGGTTGAAGAAAAACAAATGAAGATGGAAGAAATGAAAGATCCACAAGCTTCTCAAAAAAATAAAGCTATGTATGATGTAAGTACAGAAGTTAAAAAATTTGACGAGAATTATAAAAAAGGTGGCAAAGTAAAAGCTCCTACAATGACATTTGAAACATATACTAAAACTGGAAAAAAAGCAGGATTAAAAACTGTACCAGTTAAAAAAATGGCTTCAGGCGGCAAAGTATCTCAACTAGCTAAAGCTAATGGTATCGCGGTTCGCGGTAAAACTAGAGGAAAGATCTGCTAATGAGACCTTCACGTGGTATGGGCGCTATAAAGAAAACTAAGATTCCTAGTGCTACTGAGAACACTATGCCTAAGGGCGTGGTTAAAAAACGTCGTGATAACACAGACTTTACTCAGTTTAAAGAAGGCGGCACAGTAAACAAAGCTGGTAATTACACGAAACCTAGTTTACGTAAAAGAATTGTGTCTCAAGTTAAAGCTGCTGCAACACACGGTACAGGCGCTGGTCAATGGTCAGCTCGTAAAGCACAACTTGTTGCTAAAAAATATAAAGCCTCAGGTGGTGGATATAAGTGAGTGCTTTAGCTAAACCGCAACGTTCACTAAAAGCATGGGGTGAACAAAAGTGGACAACTAAGTCTGGTAAAAAGTCTAGCGAAACAGGCGAAAGATACTTACCAGAAAAAGCAATTAAAGCATTAAGCCCTCAAGAGTATGCTGCTACAACGAAGGCTAAAAGAGTAGGTAAAGCTAAAGGCAAACAGTTTGTAGCTCAACCTAAATCTGTTAAACAAAAAGTAAAACCTTATAGAAGAGTGAAATAATGGTAGATAGAACCACAGGGCAAACAACGTTTAACTTAGATTTAAACAATCTCGTTGAAGACGCATTTGAACGTTGTGGTCAAGAGTTACGTACTGGATACGACTTAAGAACTGCACGCCGTTCACTTAATATTATGACGGCTGAATGGGCTAATCGTGGTATTAATTTATGGACTGTAGAACCTGGTCAAATTACGTTAAACCAAAACCAAATTATGTATGCATTACCTGTGGATACTGTTGATCTGCTTGACATGGTGACGCGTACTGGAACAGGATCAAACCAACAAGACATTAATATCAATCGTATCAGTGAGTCAACCTATATTACAATACCTAATAAAAATGCTACAGGCCGTCCAATCCAAGTGTGGATTAATAGACAAAGTGGTCAAGAGAACCCTACTGCGATTACTTTAAATGAGACTTTAACTGCTACTGCGTCAACAGCTGCGAACCCACAAACCATTACGTTATCAAGTACTGTAGGTTTAGCTCAGTTTGGTTTTATTAAAATAGATAACGAAACGATTCAGTATGGTGGCATTGATGGTAATGACATAACAGGATGTATCCGAGCTGTAAACAATACTACACTAGCCTCTCATGCAATCGGTGCTAAAATCTATGTGCAAAACTTACCTACAGTAAATATATGGCCAGCACCAGATCAAAGTAATTTTTATCAATTTGTTTATTACAGACTAAGACGCATACAAGACGCAGGTAACGGATTAAATGTAGAAGATATTCCGTTTAGATTTATTCCGTGCATGGTAGCAGGACTAGCTTATTATTTAAGTCTTAAATTACCAGGTGCTGAGATGAGAATTGAAATGTTAAAAGCAGCATATGAAGAAGCGTTCCAACTAGCAGCTGACGAGGATAGAGAAAAAGCATCTGTTAGGTTTGTACCTCGTGAAATGTTTTATCACGGATAATTAAATGCCTATTAAATTTGCTAGTGCTAAGAATTCGATTGCACAGTGTGATCGATGCGGATTTAGATTTAAGTTAAAACAACTTAAAAGATTGGTTATAAAGACCAAAAATGTTAATATACTGGTATGCCCAGAATGTTGGGAACCGGATCAACCACAATTATCACTAGGTCTATACCCAGTTAATGATCCACAAGCAGTGCGTAATCCAAGACCGGATAGTCCTGGTTATTATCAATCAGGTTTAAATGGGTTACAAACGCTAGAAGTAACAGGACCATTACAAAGTGAGACAGGTGTACCACTATTAGGTAGCCGAATTATACAGTGGGGTTGGAATCCTGTAGGCGGATCAAGACTAAATGATGCTGGATTAACGCCTAATGATCTAGTAGGAATAGGTAATGTAGGCACAGTAACAGTAACAACAACATAAGGAGAAATATATGGCTTTCGTTAAATCAGCTGATGGTATTGCAAAACAAGGCAAAACTAAAGGTAAAAATTTAGGTAATGATGGCGCTACAGTAGCTATTAAAAATGGTCCAAAACATGCAGGTTCTAAAGGTGGTAAAAAGAACATTGACATGAAAACTATGGGTCGTGGCATGGCTAAAATCGCAGCACAGAAAAAAGGATAATAATCATGGCTAAAGATAATAGATCAGCAGCACAATCAACAGGTACTGAGTTTTTTCCTGCTGATACTGCACAACCATTAGAAAAGTATATTCAACCAAGAGTAAATACAAATAGTTCAGATATTCAGGTTTCTCAAGACCCTAATAAGTTAAAGTCACAAGACCTTAATTTTAAAACAGCTAGACAACGTGTTAGCGCAGGTGATCCTGGTTCTAAAGCTATTAATCGAAATGGTGAAATTACTATTCGTGGATGTGGCGCAGCTACTAAAGGTACTAAAGCTCGTGGCCCTATGGCGTAATAAATGAATTACACCCAGTTAGTTGCAGAGATACAAAGTTATACTGAGAATACGTTTCAAACCGTAGATATAAATACGTTTATAACTCAAGCTGAACAACGTATATACAACTCAGTTCAACTTCCTGCGCTTCGAAAGAACGTAACAGGTACGACTACATCGGGTAATAAGTATTTAGCGATGCCTACTAATTGGTTGGCTACGTTTAGCTTAGCTGTCATTAATGCTAACAATGAATACTTGTATCTTTTAAACAAGGATGTGAACTTTATTAGACAATCGTTTCCTGATACAGACGCAGATTTTTACGGCGTGCCTGAATACTATGCAGTATTTGATAACTCAGCATTTATATTAGGACCAACACCTGATGCTAGCTACAATGTAGAACTACATTACTTTTATTATCCAGAATCTATTACTACGGTAGCAGGCGGTCAAACTTGGTTAGGTGATAACTTTAGTTCTACATTACTTTATGGATCTTTATTAGAAGCTTATACCTACATGAAGGGTGAAGCAGATGTTATAGCTAATTATAAAGCTAGATATGATGAAGCGATGTTCTTACTCAAACAATTAGGTGATGGTAAAGATAGGCAAGATGCTTACAGATCAGGCCAAGTTAGGGTTAAAGTCGTATGATCTTAGGACAAGCACAGACCACGACGTTCAAACTAAACTTGCTTAAAGGTTTAGAGAATTTTTTTACAGGCTCACCATATACATATAAGATTGCTTTGTATGATGCAACAGCTACTATTAATAGTGAAACAACTGCGTATACAACAACTAACGAAATTACAGGTACGGGCTACATAGCTGGCGGAAAAAATTTAGTTCCTACAGTTGGTAGTGATGCAAGTAATAACACGGCTTATGTAACATTTGCCAATGTAACTTGGAGCCCTGCAAACTTTACCGCAGCTGGTGCCTTGATATATAATAGCACTACAAACGCATCAGTCGCAGTATTAAGTTTTGGTGGGCAAAAAACAGCGTCTGCAACATTTACAATAGAATTTCCAGCAGCTACCTCAACCACTGCTGTATTAAGAATTAATTAGGGGATATACTATGATACAAAAAGAACAAAACGGATTTGGTGATCAAGCTATCATAGCATTAAATGCTAATGCTCAAGCCAATGAACTAGTAGGTATTGAAGGTCATTATCACGTTGAATGTCGTGACGCAAATGGTAACTTAAAATGGGAAGAATCATTCCCTAACCTAGTCAATGAAGTAGGTAAAGAGCTTATGTTTAATACATTACTTCGTACATCTGGTACATACACAACAGTAGGACCTTTCTTAGGCCTTATTGGCGGAGCTACTCCAACATTTGGTACAGGCTCAGATACTGGAACATCACATGCTGGTTGGACTGAGTTTGTGAACTACACAGTAGGAGGTTCAGCAGTACGTGGCACAGCAGTGTTTTCAGCTTCAACATCAACAGGATCAACTCCCACTAACGTAACTACATGTGCAGCTTCTGCTATTACATACACAATTACAGGTGCTGGTGGTACAGTGAGTGGATGTTTCTTAGTTACCGGTCCTGGTGCAGTAGCTACACAAAGTAATACTGGGGGTGTTTTATACTCAGCAGGCGCTTTTGCAGTAGCTAAAATTACAACAGCTGGCGATACAGTAAGCGTTACATACTCAACAACTGCTACAAGCTAAGGAGCTTAAATGGCTCTCGTAGTCAAGGATCGGGTACAGGAAGCATCCACTACGAGTGGTACAGGTACACTTACATTTTCAGGCCCTATACCTGGGTTTCAATCCTTTTCTTCAGCTATTGGTAATGGTAACACCACTTTTTATACCATCTATGATAATACAGCTCAAGTATGGGAAGTAGGTATTGGTACTGTTGGTGCTGGTACATTAGCTCGTACTACTGTTTTATCTAATTCATCTGGTACAACATCCCCCTTATCGTTAGCTGGTAATTCTTTATCAGTATTTTGTACATACCCCGCTGAAAAATCTATTAACTACGATGCTAATGGTGTAGCTACTATTGGTGAAGTATTAGGATACTCTGATACTGGCATTATTGGATCTTTTGCGTCTACTGTCGCTGGCTACAACCAAGTTGTTGTTCAAAATAAAAGCACTGCTACAAACGCGTCTACCAACTTTAATGTATCTAATGATGCAGGCACAGCAGGGTCTAACTACGCTGAATTAGGTATTAACTCATCTACCTTCACTGGTACAGGTTCATTTAATATTGCTGGTGCATCTTATGTAGCATCTGCTTCTACTGATTTAACTATCGGCACATACGGTGCTTATAACGTTCACTTTGTAACTAATAGCAATACAACGGATGCTATGACTATCTATAATGATGGTGGTGTCTCATTAGGCACGTTCGGAAATCCGGGCATTAATAATATAGCAGCTAGTAAGTTTGTGCCGGGTTATAGCGCGGTTACCTCAGCTGCTGGAACTACAGTTTTAACAGATGATTCTAATTATTATCAAAATCTACTCGGCTCTACAACACAAACATTTCAATTACCTGATGCTACAACCTTATTAGAAGGTACTACATTTATTTTTGATAATGACTCCTCAGGAGTTTTAACTGTTGTTGATAATGCAACTGGACCTATTGAAACAGTACCTGGCGGCGCTGCAAGTTTTGTATATTTAGCTGATAATGCTACTGTTGCTGGTACTTGGAGAAGACACGCATTCCTTCCAGCATCATATGACTTTAATGCTACAACAGCTAATTTTGGTACTGCTACAATTACTAATGCTACGTGGAACGGAAATACAATAGGCACTGCTTATGGCGGTACAGGCCTTACAACATTTGCCGCAGCTAACTACGCTTTATATTCAACCGATGCTAGTACTTTAGTTGCGGGTACACTTCCAACTGCAGCGGGCGGTACAGCGTTAACATCTTATGCAACCGGCGATATTATTTATGCTTCAGCTACAAACACATTATCTAAGTTAGCGGCAGGTACTAACGGGTATATACTTACTTTAGCTTCTGGTGTTCCATCATGGGCAGCTAGTACAGCAGCAACGACAAGAACAGTATCAACTTTTACTGCAACTGCAGGCCAAACAACGTTTACAGTGTCATACACAGTCGGTCTTATTGATGTATATAGAAACGGCGTAAAACTAGCGGGCTCTGATTTTACCGCAACTAACGGAACTTCTATTGATTTAAGTGTAGGAGCTAATCTAGGAGACACGGTTGAAACTGTAGCATATAGTGCATTAAGTATAAGCACAGGCGTTACTTCATTTAGTGCGGGCGCAACAGGACTTAGCCCAGCTTCTGGAACTGGCAATATTACTTTAGGTGGAACTTTAAATGTTGCTAGTGGGGGTACTGGAGTTTCAACTTCAACAGGGTCAGGAAATGTTGTTCTTTCTACGTCACCTACTTTAGTAACTCCAATTTTAGGCACGCCTACATCAGGAACTCTAACTAATTGTACAGGGTACACAACAGCTAATCTAAGTGGTAATATAAATTTAACTTCACAGGTTACAGGAATTCTTCCAGTAGCTAACGGCGGTACTAATGCATCTAGTGCAGGTATTGCAGCATTTAATAATATTACAGGTTATACAGCTTCTGGTGCTACAGGAACTACTTCTACAAATTTAGTATTTTCAGCATCCCCTACTTTTACAGGTACTTTATCTGCGGCAACAATAAGTGCCACAGGAACAATATCAGACTCTAAAGGTGACGTTAGAGCAGCTCCAATTAACTCAAAAGTAGCAGCTTATGTATTAGTAGCTGGTGATGCTGGCCAAACAATATCTATTACGACAGGCGGTGTTACAGTAAACGCATCAGTATTAAGTGCTGGTGATATGGTATCTATATTTAATAACTCTGGTTCATCACAAACAATTACACAAGGTGCTAGCGTTACATTAAGACTTTCAGGTACAGCAACTACAGGAAGTAGAACATTGGCACAATATGGTGTGGCTACTTTATTATGTGTAATAGGAGGAGCTACTCCAACTTTTGCTTGTACAGGCGCAGGTTTAACATAATGACTTTATTGCAATCTCTTATATCATTAGGATCATTGCCAAAAACAACAACTATTGAAACATTAGTAATTGCTGCTGGTGGTACTGCTGGTGATAATGGTGGTGGTGGAGGAGGTGCTGGAGGTGTTGTATATACTGCATCTTTTGGCATTACTGCAGGTTCAACTTATACAGTTACTGTAGGTGCTGCTAATGGCGGTGCTTCTGGTGGAGGTAACTCTGGTATTAGTGGAGGCAACTCAAGTATTACAGGACAAACTACTGCTGTAGGCGGTGGAGCTGGTGGTGGTAGAGATTCAGGAACTCCACTTTCAGGTGGTTCAGGTGGTGGCGGTGGAGGAACAAGTGGATCACCTTCACCTGCTGGTCAAGCTGGAACTGCTGGACAAGGTTCTGCTGGTGGAACAGGATTTACAGGTGGTGGTAATGCTGCTGGCGGCGGCGGTGGTGGACAATCTAGTGCAGGAACTAACGGGTCTAATACACAAGGCGGTAATGGCGGTAATGGATATTTAAGTTCTATTACAGGAACATCTACAGGATACGCAGGTGGAGGAGCTGGATCAGGATTAGATTATGCTAGTTTTGGTGGTAAATCAGGAACTGTTCAGTTAAATTATGGTGGTGGCGGATGGAATGGCACATATAATGCTGGTGGAAGTTCAGCTAATGGTAGAACAAATTCTGGTGGTGGCGGTGGCGGATTAGCTAATGCAACCAATTCAGGTAATGCAGGGTCTGGATTAGGTGGTTCTGGTATAGCTGTTATTAGGTATTTAAATACCTTTGCAGATGCAGTATCTACAACAGGCTCACCAACATTTACTAACACAGGCGGATATAAAATTTATACATTTACAGGTTCAGGAAGTATTGTTTTTTAATTATGGCTCACTTTGCTCAATTAGATAATAACGTAGTGATCAATGTTATTGTAGTTCACAACAATGAATTACTAGACCAAGATGGTAATGAAATAGAACAAAAAGGTATTGATTTTTGTAAGTCTTTATTTGGCCAAGATACAGAATGGGTTCAAACATCGTATAATGGCAATTTTAGAAAAAACTATGCTAGTGGTGGTGGAACTTACAATAAAGAACTAGATGCATTTATTGCCCCAAAACCCTATCCATCATGGATACTTAATACAGATAATTGTAAATGGGAAGCTCCTACACTGATGCCAAAAGATGGTAAAATATATATGTGGAATGAAGTAACACTAAGTTGGGAAGAAATTAATAAGGAAATATTATGACAAAAGCAGCTAATCTATCAGCATTAGGTTCTAACGTCACTACAACAGGTAACTTAAGTAGTGAAAGCACTTTAACACTACAAACCAATAGCACAACAGCGGTTACTATAGATGCATCACAAAGAGCAGCATTTGTAGCAGGCACAGAAGCATTACCAGCTATCACTACAGCAGGTGATACTAACACAGGCGTATTCTTCCCAGCGGCAGACACTATAGCTTTTGCTGAAGGTGGTACAGAAACAATGCGCCTTACTTCTACTGGTGCTGTATCTTTTGGTTCATCAGGCACAGCATATGGTACATCAGGACAATACCTACAATCAAATGGTAACACGACTCCAACATGGACTACAGTTACACAAACTACATTCCAAACATCATTAAGTGGTTTAACACCAAGTACAGCCTCATCAGGTGCAGTTACTTTAGCAGGGACGTTAGGTATTACATCAGGTGGTACAGGGAACACAACAGGTAATGCGGTAACAGCTACAAATCTAAGCTCTACAAGGACAAACTGGTCAACAAATGGTGTTATTACTGCAGTAGTAGGACAATTAGCGTGGAAAAACTATGGCAATGACCACACTATATTTGATGCTTCAGCATCCACATCTCCAGCAGGGGGTGCAGTAAGTAATACAGATGCACAAATTGCGTGGGCTGCAACGTATCCATCTTTAATGGGATGGAATGGCGTTAATACTTATGGTCTTCGTGTTGACTCTGCTAGAGTTGCTGATTCAGCCGCTGCATCTTCAATTAATACTGCTGGCGCAACCTACTTGGTTGGTAATGTTACCGGTTCATATCTTTTAACTAATTTTAACAGAACACCGGCCCAATTAGGATATGGCGGAACTTGGACACAATATAACCAAACAAGCTCCCCAGGGCAAAACACCCTATATGGGTGGATTAGGAGGTCATAGTGCAAATTACTAATGTAAAAAATCCTAAATATTTATTTCCTGATAACGATAAAATCTTATGTGAGGTTCAAATTGATAATTCTGAATCATGGCAAGAATTTTTAGCAGTTTCTGATGATGGGGAAGTTCATGGAAGAGAATTACATGCTGCTTTATTAGCAGGGACTTATGGCAATATTGCTCCATATACTCCACTTATTGCTACAGCACAAGAGAATAAATATGAAGCATCTATTCTATTATCACAAACTGATTGGGTATTGCAAGAAGATGTAGTTGACGTAACATTAACCCCGCATTTATTAAATCAATCAGAGTTTATAACTTATCGTGCCGCATTAAGAGAGATTGCTGTAAATCCAGTAGATGGAAATATTAGTTTTCCAGTAAAGCCCCAAGCTCAATGGAGTTCTTAGAGGTATGTTTGGATACGCTTCATTTGCCCAAGTACCATTTGCTTCTTTGCCTTCTACTGGGGGTACTGCATTTTTTGGTACGGTAGATGAAAACGTTGGAATAGCTGATAATAACTCACAATTATTTGCGTTTAGTGAAACAAGAATAGAGCCTATTACAGTAGCCGATTTAAACTCTGATAATAATATTTTTATTGGAACGATTAATGAACTTATTGGTATAGCAGCGGCGAATGCTGAAGTTTTTGATGCATTACAAAGTATCACAGAGCCTATAAACGCTATAGAAAATCAACAATCAATATCGGCGGGGTTTGCACAAAGTGTGACAGAGAACGTGGAGATAAACGACGTTTTAGTACCTTTCTTTGCAGCCCAAGAATCTCGTAATGAAAATGCTGATTTAGACGACGTAAAAACTATATCTGCTCAATTCAGTACAAGCAAAACAGAAAATGTAGATTTAAATGACACGCCTACTATTACAGCGCAGTTTGCAGTATCTAGATTAGAAAACATAAATCTTGCGGACTTAAATAGCATCTCAGCTCAGTTTACTGTATCTAAAGCCGAAGCGGTGACGATGGCAGATGTCGAAACTATTATAAGCATATTTACATTTACTATTACAGAACCTATTACTTTAGAAGATACACCTACAATTAGTGCGCAGTTTGTAGTAGTAGACGTAGAAAATATAGGGTTAAACGACGCTTCTACTCAACAATCTAATTTCTTGCAATCTATTACTGAGGCAATTAGTTTACTAGATATAATGTGTTATAACGGCTGGTTTAGAATTGACGATAGTCAGTCACCAGCATGGGCCGCAATTTCAACACCTATTGGTGTATGGGTAGATGTAAATGATGCTCAAACCCCAAGTTGGACTGCAATTTCAACACCAGCGGGCACATGGACAGATGTAAACGACGCACAAACATCAAGTTGGGGTACAATTGATACCTCTCAGCCTTGTAGTTAAGGTATAATACGAACAAAAACAAACTAGAAATAAAGGACTAAAAACATGGCATCCACCTACAGTAATTTAAAAATAGAACTTATGGGTACAGGCGATCAGTCTGGTACCTGGGGAACTACTACAAATACAAATTTGGGCACCGCAATTGAAGAGGCCATTACAGGATCAGCTGATGTTGCTTTCTCAAGCGCTGATGTTACCTTAACTTTTACTAATACTAACACATCTCAAGCTGCGCGTAACTTACGCCTTAATCTAACTGGCACTGTAGCAGCGCCTCAAAACTTAATAGTCCCCGCTATTGAAAAACAATACATTATAAACAACGGCTTGACTTTTGCCATCACAGTAAAAAATTCTAGTGGTACAGGTGTTGCAGTACCCGCTGGTAAATCTGTGATTGTTTTTAATAACGGTACTGATGTTGTAGATGCTATTTCAGCTTTAGGTTCAGGCACAGCACTTCCAGTAGCTAACGGCGGTACAGGTGTTACAACATCAACAGGTTCTACAAGTGTAGTCTTAAGTGCAAGCCCAACATTAACAGGTACGCCTCTAGCACCCACTGCAGCCCCAGGCACAAGTACTACTCAAATTGCAACAACCGCATTCGTACAAAACGTAGCTGGCGCATTAGGTACTATGTCCTCACAAAATGCTAATGCAGTTGCTATTACAGGTGGCACAATTAACGGCACTACAGTAGGCGCTACAACAGCAGCTGCTGGTACATTTAGTACATTAACTTCAAGTAGTGTTGCTATTACAGGTGGCACTATTTCAGGTACTACAGTAAATACATATACGGTAGGTGCTAATTCAGTTGGAGCAAGAACAGTTCAATCAATAAGTGCTGGAACACCTACAGGCGGATCTAATGGAGATATTGTTTATCAATATTAATTATGCCTAAAACATTTATAAAAAATAGTGGAACTTTTGAAGAAGCACAAATTATCTATGTAAATGATTCTGGAACATGGAGAAAAATTACAAAAGTATTTACTAAAGATAGTGGAACTTGGAGACAAGTATTCGGCAATTCTGGATCAGTAACATATACTTCAGGTACAAATACATTCGTTGTCCCAGCAGGCGTATATAGCTTAACTATATCAGCGCTTGGTGCTGGAGGTGGTGGAGGTGGTGATGATGGAAACAATGCTGGCTTTCCAGGATATGGAGGTCAACTTGTTACTGGAACAATATCAGTAACCCCGATGCAACAAATTATATTTTATATAGGTACTGGTGGCGGTGGCGGATATAAAGGAGCACCCGCTGTTGGCGGTGCGGGTGGTGTATCATCATATAGCGCATCTTATAATGGCGGTGCTGGGGGCAACTCTGGCACAAATGGTGCGTCTGGAAGCGGTGGTGGTGGTGGGGCTCCTACAATAGCTACAATTAATGGCAGTATTTATCTTATAGCATCTGGTGGTGGTGGTGGTGGCGGGTCTGGAAATACTAGTCCTGCTCAACCTTATGCCTCACTTACATTTAGAACGGTTCCAGCA